GTTTGTGTCCTTGGGTGTCCCCAAGTTCTATAGCAAATACAGATAGTTGTGCTAAATCAACGTGCCGGGAAGGCAGCTGGTCGGAGTGGCAGGATTTGAACCTGCGACCCCCTCGTCCCGAACGAGTGAGTCTTCCTAGCCATCATTGATTTATAACGCTTTCTCTTCACTCTTTTTGCCGCATGTTCGTTCTTTGTTGCGGCTAAGTGGGGGACCAGTGGGGGACCGAGAACATCCTGCATTGCGTCCCATAAATCGATACGCTACAGGGCGCGCATGAAAAACATAGCCCTCACGCTCGCTCTATTGGTTATAGCGCCCGTTGCGGCCTCGGCGATGGGTCTGCCTACCAAAACTCAATCCCTCAAAGCCCACGCCGCTCTCAAGCGCGTGCTGAAAGATCCTGAGTCGGTTCGCTACGTTGGCGAATGGACCAACCCCGGCGTCGTCTGTGGCGTCATCAACGCCAAGAACTCCATGGGCGGCTACACCGGCAACGTGACCTACTGGTACGACATTGCGGCCGATCGAGTGGAGATCGTGCAGAATGTGACCGGCGAGAATGACATCGACTACATCGAGGCAATGGGCCGATATAATCGGCACTGCCAGGGATGATGGCTTAGTTTGTTTCGCGCAAAATATGTCCCACTCTAACGTGGGATATTTTCTCAATTACGCCTATCGCTCGAAGAGACAATCCATCTTCGCGTGATTTCAAAATCCTTATCTTTCTAATATCACGCGCATCCTGATCATCTTTCGCCGCTCGTAAGTGATCTAAGTAATCCTGATTAGTGTACGCTGGCGAGTCCGAATGAACCGCCATGTGACAGTTAAAACAAAGCGTCCTAAATATATTGACCGCCTTGCCGTATAGATGATGCAGCGTAAGAACCGCTATTCTTTTCTCCCCGCAGTGCTCACAAACTGGATGTTGTCGAAAATACCACGCAGCCGCGGCGCCGTATAAATACCGAAGATCGTGAAGTTTGCGCGTGAAGGGATTTTTAGAAGGCATTCTGTCTCACTTATAGCTGTCTCGTTTAGGCACTGAGCTACTTTCCAAAATGGTGCTCGGGGAGAGGATCGAACTCCCGACATTCTCCGTGTAAAAGAGCTGCTCTTCCGCTGAGCTACCCGAGCCTAATCTGGAGCCGGAGGAGAGATTTGAACTCCCGACCAACGGTTTACAAAACCGCTGCTCTACCGCTGAGCTACACCGGCATACGCGATCCCGTATAAATCGCCGCTATACGGGATCGCGTATAATGGTCCGGGCGGTAGGATTTGAACCTACGACCCTCTGCTCCCAAAGCAGATGCGCTACCAGACTGCGCTACGCCCGGACAAAACTGGTGGACAGGGATGGACTTGAACCACCGACCTAACGGTTATCAACCGCTCGCTCTAACCAACTGAGCTACCCGTCCGTAACTGGAGCGGCGGGGCCGTGCTTTACCGGCCTCTGCGAAGGGGCGCTGGTGGTGATCAAATCCACCTCGCGTTGCTTCGGTACGCACTAGCGCGCCGCGTGACTTTGGTGGCGGGAGTTGGATTTGAACCAACGACCTTTGGGTTATGAGCCCAACGAGCTACCTGGCTGCTCCATCCCGCTCAAACGAAAAGGGCGGCTGTTTCCAGCCGCCCTTCAAACTGTGTTTGAAGAAAGCTGTCTTAGGCGAGTGCCGCCGTATTGATCATTGGCAACCACGAACCGTTCAGGAACTTGAGCTTCGCGATCTGGTTGACCGCGCTGAACGTGAGCGTTGTGCCGCCGACGAAGGCGCCTGTCACAACCGCATTGCCACCGGCCTGCGTCTTGAGATAGAGCGTCACTTCCTGAGCCTCATCGCCCTTCGGCAGCGCGTAAGAAACGTCGCCAGAGGGAGCAGCCGGGGTGATCAGCGCGTAGGTGCTGAACCGCGGGAAGCCTGTTGCCGGATCCACAAGAATGTCGGCAGTGTTGCCGCCAGCCAAGGTAGCCGCGCCCCAGGAAAGATGCGTGGAAGCTTCTGTCGTCACGATGCTGTCGTTGGTATCGCCGTCCTGCGCGACGCCGCTCGCCGACACAACAACGGTTGTGCCCGATGGGTTGGTCGCAACGACCGACGGATGCGCGACAGTGGCGCTCGAATAGTCGGTGCCCTTGTTGGAACCGGCGTTGATGGCCTCATAGAGGTGCGTCAGTGAGCCGGCAGCGGAGCCAGCCTTGAGAACCTCGTTCGCGACGCTGTTCACGCCGCCCGTTAGCGTTGTTGCGCCGAAGGACAGATGCGCCGAAGTTTCGGTCGTCACGGTGTTGTTGCCGTTCACGCCAACCGCAGCGGCGGTCAAGCCGACTGTGGTGCCCGACGGATTGGTGGCCACAGCAGCCGGGTTCGCGACGCAAGCCGCGGCGTAATCGGTGCCGGAAGTGCCGCCGCTGGCGTTGATGGCGTGGAACAGGTTGGTGAGCGACGCAGCGGCGCTGGCGCCGATCAGCACATGGCCAGCGACGTTCGTGAGAGCGGTCTGGAAGGTGTAGACCACCCCGCCGACAGTGACGGTATCGCCGTTCGCGACGTTGGTGCTGTCACCAGTCAGAAGGCCGACAGCCTTCGCTTCGGTGAGAGCCGCAACGAACTTGTAAACTTCCTCGTCGATCGTGACCGTATCGAGAGCGGTGATGTTGGTGCCGTCGCCGGTCAAGGTGCCTGTCGCGGCAACCGACCCATTGACGTTGTTCATGCCGAGCATACGGCCAGCAGCCAAGGCTGCAATCTTTTCGCCGTGCCAGAAGAGGACTTCGTTAGCCATTTGGTAACTCCATTCGGATTTAGCCGTTAAGTCAGTGCTTACTGTAGCACCGAATTTCGGAAAAGGAAACCCTTGTCCCTGAAAAAGGGGCGGTGCGCGGTGGCACCGCCCAGATGACAGGAGAGGCACGGCCCGAAGGCCGCAGCTCTATCTTAAGTCCTTGATTTCAGTAAATCAATACTGACTTAGCTTTTTAGGCCAGCCATGCGACGTTTTTCCCGACGCATAGCCGCCTTAATGCGCCACTTTTGCTTACTCCAGGCGACAAAGATGAAGATCGCCAGTCCAAGCAGCCCGCAGCCCAATACGATGCCGATCAGTGACCCTAGGAAGGCCAACCATGCGAGTGGCCAGGCCAGGATGACTATCCAGGTCCAAATGCTCGACGGATCGACGTGGGAGCCGATCAGCATCAGATGTAACAATAGGCCGATGCCGACGTATAAAGCCAAACGGATCATTTTCTGTCCTTAAGTTTGGCCTCTGTCGCGCGAGCGCGCTCCAGATAGGCGCTGTTGGTGATGAGGAGGTTCTGATTATGGGTTTCGAGCCTGGCGACCTCCGCCTCCAGCAGCTCGATAGCTTTCGATTTTGCCACCGGCAAAGTTGCCGCAAGAATGCTGTCACGCATGTCCTGTATTAGCCCGGCTACATCACCGATAACGAGGTATTCCAGGCGGTCGAGAACTCGGTTCGCTCGCGTGACTAGGCTGTGCGGATCTTTCATCTGTTATTTCTCCACCTCAAGGACCATCCCGCCAATCGCGCGACGGCCTTCGAACTCCGTAGCAAACAGAACGACTTCATCGACCGACATTGCGCGCGAAGCGTCCAATACCGTTTCCGCCAAGACAACTTCGCCAACTTCCTTTACCGGCACCTTCACGCCGTTTACAATTCCGCCCAGAATTTTACTCTCGCCGCCATCGTAATGAGTGACGCGCAGCGTATCGCCTTCGAGAAGATGAATGGTTCGTTTAAGCTTGCTACGCTTTAGAATTTCCATCAGTCGGCCCTCCCATCGAAGTGCCAATCAATAACGACCGGGAAACGCAAGCTCTTATCCGGCGTGTAGCCGAAATAGCGAACAGTGACCGCCGATTTCGAATTGATTTTCGCCGGCCCTTTCTTGAGCATGTCGATGGCGAAGTCTTTTGACCCGCGCATGCCGGAGCCACATTCGTCGCTGCCGTCGGCTGTCGGCTCGGGCAATTTCACCACGATCGTTTTCGCGGCGCCTGCCCAGTTGCCCTTGCCCTCTTCGATGCGCAAGAGCGGGAACTCGGCCGTGTCGAACTCTTTGCGCTTGAGAAGATACTTGGAACGCTTATCGACCTCGTAGGGCGCGTTGATACGCACCATCTGGCCCTCGTAGCCCATCGCAATCGCGGCGCCGTTGAGAGCGTCAAGTTCAGCCTGTGTGCCGGCAACCGATGTCGGCACGAATTGAATTACGGGATTTGCAATGCCGCTCGCCAGCGTTCCCAGCATCACTGCGCGAGCTGCAAAGTTATCCTTACTGCTCGCCACATCGTAAATGTGATACTGGATCAGCTCCAGCGCCTCGGCGCGCTGTGTGTTGTTCGGCTTCTGCTTTCGCACCACACTCGCGATCTTGTTGAAGTCCTCTTTGAGATCGTGGTTGTAAAGCTCGCCGTCGAGAATCAGATCGGGGTACTTGACGAACACATGCGCCAGCGCGGCAAGAATGTGATCGACGTTCAGATGCCGCTGATATTCGCGACTGAACGCGCCGTGTCGAGACACGAACGCGCGAATGCCGTCAAGCTTGGGCTGCGAATAGACTACGCCGCCATTCTTGAAAACCTGCGTGACGCGATCCCTCTCATCCTCGTATTTCTTGGCGAGCATCGGCGACGGCGGCACTTCATCAAGCTCAGCCTCGGTCTCGCGGTATTCTCGGTCGAGCTTCTTACTGCGCTCCGACTCTGCTTCCGCGTGAGCCTGCTGCTCGTCGGTACGCTTCTGCTTACCGACGCAAGCTGTCCAGGCGCTCGTCACGAGATTACCGCCCTTGATGCCGGCGATGGTGCGATAGTTCTTGCCATCGACCTCGTAGCTCCAGGTACGCAGCTTGCCTGCGCTGTCGCGCTTGACGATTTCCTTACAGGTAATCATGACGCTTTAATCTCCTCGTTGATTGCAGCGGCCATATCGCCGCTCACTGCGGCGCTCATTGCGCCGCTATCTTTTTCAGATGCCACTAATTCATCCATCTGCGCCGGCGTCGGGTCTGCGCGGCGGGCCTTTTTAACCGCCCGCTTCACGCCATCGCGCGCTTCGTCGTTTGCTTTGAAAAGCATTGCGGCTTCTGCCGGCGGCAGCCCTGCGCGCTCGATCGCCTTTTCATGCACGAGCACGGGCGCGATGCGGGCCAACACGGTGTCGCTCAGCTTACCGACTTTCGCAGTGACCGAATGATAGGGATCGATTTGCTTGGCGAAAATTTCTCTGATCATCGCCGAAATCGGACACTTGCCTGCGGCCATTGCGACCTGACAGCCGCGTCGCGTCGGCGGCCCCTCGCCGCGCATGTAAAGTTCGTGCAGCGTCACGCACGCCGCGATCTTCGTCTCCGCCCTAAAGACGGGACAAACGATCTTGAATTGGTTCGTGATTTCGAGCGAGCGCTTATGCCCGGTAATCGAAGCCATTAGAATGATCCCCAAATTGGAGTTTCGGCCACTCGTAGATCGGGCGGATCTGAGTTGGCGCGCTCTCTTAGAAGTCTGATGATTTGAAGAGGCGGCTCACGCAGCGCCACAATCATCTCTGCCCGCGCGGCAGTGCTTATTCTCGCGAGCCCTGTCTCTATCATGTCTCGGCTGCTCTCGATCATTAGAACAAACCGAAGATTGGATTTTCAACAGCGCGATCAGCGACCGACTCGACTACATCCGGGATCAGCCTCTTCGGCCGCTCTTTGACGCGCATTTTTCCATTCGTGTCCTGTTCGAACTCGACAGAGTGATCCTCGCGCACGCCTGTTGTGTCGGCGCCCGGCATGATAAATTCGAGATTGCCCGCGCCAATTTTATTCCAGTACGCTTCGCCCATAATCTTGCGAAACTCCGCCCAGTCACGAGCGGTCTTAACTGTGTCGATGAATAGGGCGCTGTAGTCCTTGCCGAGCTTCTTGTTATATTTTCCCTGATAGGCTTTCTCGGCCTCTGCAACGGTGTCGTATCTGGTGACCTCGAAGCCAACGCCCCAGGTTCCCTTTTTGCCGAAGCGCTTGATAAACAGCGAACGGCCTTCCGCCGTTACGATCAGGACAAGATGATAATCCTTGCCGCCCGACACAGAGTTGGCGCGGCCCGACTGTTTCTTGATGTGAATTGGATAGATCGACATCAATCCCCTGCTGCTATCTGCTGCGTATAGTTATAGCGCGTTTCGTACGGTTTGATAGTCAATCCTGACTTACCGCCTACAGCCCGCATAGGGATTTTTTAGGCGCCACTGAATGTTGAGAATTGGAGTGTATTCTTGCGCCGCACCGAACGCATCGCGCACTGTCTGCGGCAGCACCTCGTTTGGGTCGCGCTCGAACGGCAGCGTGGCAATTCTCACCCGCAAGCCGATGCGCCGCAGAAGCTCCGCGGCATCCAGCGCGGCTTCGAGCGCCTTCACCTCGCCGTCCCACATGATCGTCACTTCTTCCAGACCCATCTTCATGAGCTGAATAAAGCGGCCGAGCTGGTCGTTGCCATCCATCGAGCCGTAGCTCAGATGTTTGCCGAATGATCCAACCGGGATCACGTCGCGAAGCGTCGTCTCCTCGTCGAACGCCTTCTTGATCGCCATAACATCGAAAGCGCCCTCGCCCATCACGATGCGCTTGGCACGACCAACGCTCTGTCCATTGAACAGGTATCGGCCTGTTCCGGGCAGACCCTTTGGGAAAAGGTATTTCTGACTGCCCTCGAAAACTCCGGTGATATCGCGGCCCTGAAACGTCATCATCTTGCCGTCGAGATCGAACACGGGAATGATGATGCGGCCATCGAATATCTGATAGCCTTTCGATCCATCTTCTCGCTTAAACCAGAACTTGCCGCCAACGCAGTATCGAAGGTGAAAGTATTTCGCCAGCTCGCTATCGACACCGCGGGCTTGAAGATAGACGAGATTGCGCCCCTCGCTCGTCGGCAGCGGAAACGACGCCGGCAGAATTGCCTCGTCGTATTCGACAGCAACCATTGTGGTGCGTCGCGGGCGCCAGCCTTGATCGGCAAGCGCTTCCTTCACATGCTTAAATGTTTCCGCCCAAGCCTTCTTGCCGCTCGGGCTTGTATCTGATGGATCGTGGCCGAGCGACCAATGAATGAAGCCTAGCTTGCTGAACTTCTCATTGCAGACAAAGCAGTTGCCGGCGCCGGTGTCGGCGTTCAGATAGGTACGCCATCGCCGATCGCCGCACGCAGGACATTCCTGTGCGTGTATCTGCATACCCGATGAGCCGCGCGATTTCTTGAACTCGCGGCCCTCGCGCTCGAACCATTGCTCCAGATCGAGCGAGTCCGAAAGCTCTTGGGTGTCATCCTTACTTTTCGACACCAAGCACCTTCGTCAGGAACTTCATGCGTTCGCGGTCTTGTTTGATCCGAATTGTCAGCTCTGCCTGGTTACGGCTCGCGGCGAACACCAGACGAGCCTCGCCCGATGCAATCTCCGCATCGGTCGCGTTGCCTGATATGACCAAGTCGGCGGTTCTGATCTTGTTGTAATCCTCCGCAACGTCCGTTGCTTTGGCGACCATTGCTTTGGCTCCATCGCGGTTGGTTTGTGTCGCTGTAAGGACCGCGGCGTTCTGCTCATAGGCGATCGCGCGCAGGTCGAGCCAGATGGAGCGAGAGTTCTCTCGCATATCATCGACGAAATGATCGGGACACATAATGTCCGCGTAATCCAAAACGATCATGTCGAAGATGATGCCGCGCGTGCGATACTTCTCTATCAGTCTGCGCAGCGCCGATGGCTTTAAGGTGCCGCTTGCAAAATCGTGGATCTTTAGAACGCCGTGCGCTTTCGCCTTGATGGCTTCTAGTTTGTCTCTCACGTCGAACGGAGTGGTCTTTAGCTCCTTCATCATCGTATCGGTCAGGCTTGCGTCGCATCGATCGGCGTAAATTAGCGCCGAGACCTCGCACGACCCAATGAATACGTTGTAGCCCGCTATCGCGGCGTTCATGCCGAAGTCGCCCAGGCCCATCGACTTGCCCCACTTAGCGCGAGCCATAAGCGCTGACAGCTCTCGACGGCCCCAACCGCCGTGGTACAGATGCTTGTCGATGTCTGGATAGCCGGTGGTGATGCCGGTGGGCTTAATTGTGCCCGCTGTGATCGCCACGCGCGTCGCGGTGCGACTATCGATCTCGTCGAAATAATCATATTCGCTGCCGTCGTCGGTCGCGCCGACGGTCATCGCCTTGCCCATCAAATCGCTGATCTTGCCGTAGTCGCGCTTTCCGAGCGCGTGAACCGAGGCAAGAAGCGCGTCTGATATCGCACGTTCTTTGGCGAACTCTGCAACCGAGTCGATCACAAAGTCGCGGTCGCTAATAGGCATGGTTAGATAGTGCGCAAGCTTTTTCTTAAGCTCTGACACCATATCGGCGCGAATGCGCTTATCCGCGATCGCCGTCGCGAACACGCGCGTCATGGAGCTTTTGTCTGGAGCCTTTTTGTAGGTCTTGTAGAAGTCGAGCGCTACGCCGGTAATCGTCGCGTCAAGCTCGTCCTCGAAATACTCGGGCAACACCAGTCCTTCGGTGCGCTGAGCGAACACCGTGTCGCGCAATGTCAGCGCCACGATCTTGCTCTTGAACGCCGCGTCGAACTCGTAATGAGCCGGCGCCGCGCTCGCCGCGGGTTCCGCTGCTGGTGTCCCCGTCGTCATTAGGCCGCCGGGGTCTTTTCTTCGAAGCTCTGAATGTCGTGCTTAAAGTAAGTCACAACTGACTTATCGCTGTGGATTAACTGAATGGTGAATGCGTCCGCTGCCGTTAATTTCCCGATAACGACATCCATCACCGATGTCTCCACATCGCCTACTCTTTGAGTGAGTTGCTGCGCAAGGGTTAGCATAACCTCTTTGCCGATCAGCCGCTCAAGCTCCTGCTGATGCGACCAGCGCGGCATGGCCGTTTTCATGCGATGACCATTACCGCGGCGCTCAAGTTTGAATACGGGACGGGACATCTTCTCTCCTATTACAGCAACGGCCAAAGTGAAAGAGCGACTACAGCGAGCACCAGGACGATAAACGCATAGCCTTTGTACTCGTCGATACGAATGCGCCGATTGTCGGCGGCAACATCGGGGCCTGTTGGATCGTCTGCGCCAAGGCTCATGACAAACTCCTGCTGATCGCGTCTTAATTATAGCGCTGTTGCGCTGGTTGATTTGTGGCTAGTGCGGCGGCTCGCTGACCGATCTCGGAGCCAAGCCGCGAGTTAATCTTTTCGAGCGGTATCAGATCCTCGTCGATGAATGCGGCGAGCAGCTCCGGGCGATTACCCCGGTTGGCGATCTGCTCAAACAGATATTCGTGGTGATCGTTCTGAACCTTTAGATCGACGTACTTGGCGTTCGTGTAGCCGGGGTTCTTGCTGTAGTGGAAACGCACCTTCTGATGCTCGACCCAGTCGATCGCCGTTCGATCGGTGACCAGATCGGTGTAAAGGTGTTGCGGCCGCGGCAGGTAGTTCTGGTTCCAGTACCGCAGCGTCCAGTGAAAGGCGCTTGCGAGATAGATGTCGTAAGGAACACCCATCGCGTCGGCGACCTGGCGCGCACGCCAGATACCGGAGATCATGCGCTTCCGCGATTTCAACTTGTCGGTGGTCAGGCCCTTGATGTCGAACAGATCGTCGGGCAGCGGGCGCACGTACTCTCCGCGCGTCGTGTCGATGTTCTTCCGATACGCCAGCTTGTACGCCTTCTTAAACTCGTGAGCGAAGAGATACGTTGCTGCGACGGGGCTCATGAAGCGGTAGTCGAACCACTTGCCGGTCATCAACGCGCGCTCGATATCGATCCAATCTTTACGAATGAACCTATTCTCAATTCGAGCGGCATCCATAGCGGATATATCGATGCCAAATATCTCTTCCGTCATTTCTCACCAAGGTTAGATCGTCGTAACGCTACGCTAGTTATAGCGTTTTCGTTACGGTTTATCGCAGTGAGTGATGGCCGCAATGTCCTTAGCGTCGTGCTCAATCAGAAAGGACCGAACCACGTCAAGCGGTACAGCGAAGCCAAGAATTTCATTTGTGCGATGGCCCAATACCGGGACGCCGATCAATTCACCTTTGGAGTTGTATGCGGCGCCGCCGGAATTACCGCCGATCACGCCGGAAGATACCTGCATCAATGGCTGTTTAATCTGGGTATCGGTGCCGAATTTCAATAGATCGTAATTGCGCTGGACGCTCGACACGATCCCTTTCACGACGCTGGAGTAAAGCGAGCCCATCGGGTTGCCTACGACATAAGCCGTATCTCCGCGCACAGGGGCGACGCACGCAAGATGCGTTTCCTGGGTATTCGGAATCTTTGCCTTTATTTCCAGAAGAGCCAGATCGACATCGGCGTCAACCGCAAGCACCTTGACCTTGTAGACGACGGTACGAACCGCGTCGCCGCTCTGGAAATCAAGCTGACTAACGGTGCCGTCACGGAGCCGACGCACCTTCTCTTTGGTGATCTTGCCCTTGTCGTCCACGTTCTCTTTGTCGATGTCCTCGTACTGAGCAGCGACGCAGTGATTGGCGGTCAGGACCAGGCCGCGCGTCTTGTCGATCAGCGTGCCGGAGCAGCCGTCGTTCACCATGAAATTCGTCTGGTCGATTTGGGCGTTCATGTCGGCGATATCCCACGCGAAGGCGGGAGTAGCCAACAGGCAGCCGAAAATCACCGATAAAGCAAGCAACGTATTCTTCATAACTCCTGCCTCGTGTTTGGTGTTTAGATTGGTTTATTACTCGGGGGTGCCGTCGTTCAGTCCAGGTACTGTGTCGGCTTCACTCGCAAGCTGCGTTGGCTTGTAGGAATACATATCGATCATCGCTTCGATGCCCGTCGCCGTGGTGTCGGCGTTGAGGATCTTGGATGTATAGATGTAACGAGTCTCGCCAGCGGCGAACGCCACAACGCGAGTCTCGCCGGCGCGTGTGATCATGGCGACATTACCGGCGCCTACGACTCGAATAGCCGAAGCTTCCGTTGTCAGCACCTGATCGTCCGAACTAACGTCAACAGGCACGATATCGATTGCAATGTCGATCATTTGAAACTCCCAATGAGGCGTCCATTATAGGTCAGTCAGCACTGACTTACAACATTAACCCCGCGATTTGCCGTTTTGCAGCGTAATAATGGTCCTTTTGCCGTCTAGGTACTGGGCAATGCACGCCACTGCCCAGCCCGAAGGCCCGCGATTGTACCGTTGATCCAGCTCTGTGACGCCATCGACGTAGACGCCCTCATCGATCTCGGGACTGTGTTTATCGCCGATCGACATTTTGCGGCCGAGACGGGCAAAGCCTGCTACCGTTCCCTTTGCGCCGTTGGCGCCACGAAACCCGTGGTGGCCACATTCAACGCCATCTACGATGAAACTATCGCCGTCATATATCCAATGAACCTTTTTCAGGCCCTTAGAGAACCGACGAATGGCGTATTCTAAAACGCTAAACTTCGGCGGCTTTCTGTAAGCGTCGAGCGCGTCGGCGACCGCCTCGCGATGCCCTAGATAGGCATCTTCAAGCTGTAGGCCGAGCCGAATGTTATTGCCGTCGCCACGATAGCGACCACTCCGAACGTAACCTTCCAGAGCGAGATCGTGATTGGACTCGACCACATTGATTTGCATCCATGGTCGCTCTAACAGAGTCAAAAACACGGCTGCGCTTGTTATTTCATCCAACACCTTGTTTCGGCCACGATACGAAAGCTCGTGAGCCATTGCGTTATCGCCGATGTTGTGCGGATTGCGCGACTCATTGTCGAATAGGTCGTGAACGAATATATCCTGCGGCTTGAGCCGATCGATTAGACCGCCCTCTTTGGTTCGCTTCTTGTTGATGATGTCGATGCCAAATATGGCCGAAGCGTTCTTGGGGCCGAGCTTGCGCTCGTGAACATCAGGCAGCGTCATATACCGAACTGTCGGCTGGCCTTTGATGACCTTGCCATTCCTAACCTGCACGTCGAAATCGTAGAAGGCGCCATCATTGCCCGCTGTAATCTGCCGGCAGAAGATGTCGCCGTCTTTGTCGAACTCGACGATCACCGCTCCGGCGACTTGGTGGAAGATCGCCTTGATCCCCGCCTTGCGCGGGATCACCTTCGGCTTGGTACATAGCCCGGTGGTCATGACCTGATGCGCCTGTCGATTGGGATCGGTCGATGGAATGCTCTTGAGCTGCCGCTTGGCGTGCGGGTACACGCCCCATCGGCCGCGCGTGTATGTGCCGAGATCCGATATCGGCGCCGACGCGGTCGGCAGAATGTTCATTTCGCCGCAGAATAGGAAGTTGTCGCCGATCGCCATCTGGCCGAAGCAAAGATAATCCGCGATCTCCTTTGCGTAGGCGCGCGCTACCGGGTTGTTCTCACTCCACCACTGCGTCTCGTAGGTGCCGGGACCAACGACCAGGTCGGCTTTCAGATGCTTCGCGTAGGCAACCAGATTGTCCCAGATCGGGTGAACCTCTGCATCGTTCTGCGCGCCCGTGAAGATGAACTTGCGGCCTTTGAACTTCTCGACCGGCTGAACTTTCAACGTGTCCGACAGCCAGGTCCGTGGCGTGCTCTCGCGCGTTCTCCGACCGCGGGAACCGCGGTCGTAGCTATGCGTGACATGGCTCTCGATAATGATCGCTTCGGGATTTATGACGGGATATTTCGTGCCGGTCACGAGATCGGTTATGTCGCCCGACAGCATCGTTGCGCGGGCCTGCGCGTGCTCTTCTGGCGTTCCCTCGTCGCGCGTGATCGCGCGGGCGCCGTTCTGACCAGTACGCACAATCAATTCAGGAAACGAATCGTCTTTATCAGGCAGTCGGCGATAAATATCCGCCCAACCCTTCACTCGACGCGGTGTAATCCCGAGTTCTTTCGCAACGTCCGCTCTTGTTGGATATTTTTTCTTGTCGTTAAAGATTTCCGCGAATTTTTTCCAGTCGGGAGTGGTCATCCTGCCTCGCGTGATAAGTCAGCGTTTACTTAATTATAGCACTTTCAACGGGGTACTTCCCGCCTAATGCTTGATCTGACCGGCCGCGTCGAGCTGCTGACCAACGGAGTGCAATTTGTTGTTGCAACCGTTTCCCCAAGTGTCGAGCTTCTTTTCATAGGTTGCGGCAGCCGAGCCCTGGTGGGCCGGATCGAGCGAGAGCGGTTCGGGCGGCAACGGATCCTTGCCACAGTTGAAATCGCTCGCAGCAAACATTGGCCCGCTGATATCGACTTGCACGGGAACCGGGCGTTGCTCTTGATCTGTCACACAGCCCGCCAGTATTGAGGCGAGCGTGAGCGCTATAAGAGTTTTCATTTCAATCCTCGTGCGGCGCGACGCGCCTTCCATGTGTCAGTGAGAACGCCAGGAACGCTGCCGTCGTGATCTTTCTTCTCGCTCTCGATCAAAGATTCAATTTTCTGATCTTGATCCGCAATCTTTGCCGTAGCTTCTGCAAGATCGTTAGCCGCTTGGGCCGCGGTGTCTGCCATCTTCTTGAGTTCGGCGGCTTTCGCACTCTCCGCATCCCGCTCGCGCGCCGTCAGACATACCGCCAGCTCTTGCTCTTGCGGCGGGCGTAGCTGACAGCCGTAATGTTGCTCAAGCGATACGTGCTCGGCATTAAGCAGCTTGTAAGCGGCTTCGGCTTGTTCGAGATGTTGAATGCGAACCGTTAGGCCGACGCTGACGCCAATTAAAATAAAGAGACCGACGCCAATCGCGATCCATTTAACCGTCTTATTAGCGACCATGCTGCCGACCCAGGCAATACCGATACCTACGGGGCCGCCTATAAGAGCCAGCGGCCCTGCGCCGGTAAGCAGCGTCATTAAAATTCCAAATCCTGTCGTAAACATGGTGATCCTTATCGATTTAATTTACTTCTTTGGCGTCGTTATCGCCTGCTCGATGCGCTTCATGCTTTCGCGAATATCGCCGATACTCTCGCGGATATAACCAATGCTGGTTTCGACGGCGACCATCCGCGAGTCCAGCTTCGCCGCCTTTTCATCAACACGATCCATACGAGCGGTAAGCTGGGCGGCTACGGATTTGCCGCCGTCCAAATCTGCCGTGGATTTAGTCGCAAACGCCGCCACGCCCCAAATGAGGCCGACAACGAAAACGACCACGGTGCAGATCTGCCCGAAGTTCATGCTCCAAAACTTTGGACGCACAGGCAGTTGAATGTCGGACATCACTAGGCTCCAATATCGAAAGTCAGTGCTGACTTATTATAGCGCACCAAATCACGGCTGGATAGGGGCATCATTTCCTATCTAATGGCGCTTAATTTAACATTCGCCCCATTCAATCGGGCCGCGCGGGTCGTAATTCTGCCAACGAAACGCCTGTGAATGAAACCACAACCAAACAAAATACATACGCCCCCAACCAGAACCGATAACGCGCGAAGGGCGATGCCAGAATCTATGAGAGCCTTGAAAAATAAGTTTAATAAGCGCCGCTATCCCGTAAAGAGTCCAACTGACAATCAACTTCAGTAGCGGCCATAATGCTTTCATAAATCAACCTATTTTACATAAATTTTGGTATGCACCGATCTGGCTTTATCAGAACGGGCGATTACAGCGTGAGGAACTCCGGCAGCGACGACGATAAAATAGCCCTCATCTGCATCCGCATCGTGGTCGGTCTCAACGAGTCCTTCGTCGCGCCATTCCTGAAAGGTAAATAGGCCGCGCTGAAATAGAACCGTGTGAACATCCGCCTCTTTAGGGTGTGCGTGTTTCTCTAAGATGTCACCCTTTTTGGCGAAGTCGCATATAGTATGCGTTAGATCACCTGTTTTAACTTCACGTTGCTTAGGCGACGACATTTGACTTAGCTCCAGGCTTGGGGGCGTTTACCGCATCCTCTGCGGCCCAACCAGCGCGAATTTCCTCAGCCTCATCGGCCGACAGAATAATTTCAAATCCGCTGTCGTTGGAAAACAGGTTGTTCGTATTGGCGCGAGCGGTCGCTTCATCAGCTTCCGACATCTGCACAAATTCGCCGTTGACCTTTTGATAAAGGCTCATCTTACGGATATCCCCATAATTTCACGACGCCATCGGCGATATTTCCTGATGTTGTTATAATTCGCACTCCGTTGATGGCGGCGGTGTCGGAGTTATAAGAGCCAAAGGAGAAACCCATAACCATACGATCGGGCTGACAACAACCAGCCGGAGTGCTAAACCATGATAGGTGGCCCCCAACTGTTTTGTGTTTAGTGGTGGTGGTAGGATCGCCCGTGAATATCGAGCCGTTCAAACCGTAGCCGAATGTATTATGTACCGAAGTGGCTAAAGTAATAGCTGATATCGGGTTGCTAACGCTGTTAACGTAATAGCCCGCCGTTTTCCAAGTCGAGCCGCCGTCCTGCGAGAATTGAAGGTTAAAGGCGACATTATCATTAGCAGGACGAAGATATATAAATTCAAGTTCGTATTTTTTATAAGCAGAGGTCAAGTGCGTAGTATCGCTAATGAACGCACTCGATGATGCAGTGAGTGTGGCAAGCAAAGTGCGAGTTGGGATGTTAACGCCAGCGCTCGCCAACCCGGCCGCAGTCACCATCTTCGCGTTGTCGGTGCCCGTAGCAATGTCCGATCCCGCCGCAATAGCCGGCGCGGATACAGCCGCACCCGACGCGCGGTAGAGCGTGAAATAAACAACGCCGCTCGCGTCGCCTGTGAACTCCGCAAAGTCTCCCACTGCCGTAGTAATGTTGCTGCCACCGGCATTCCCGATCAGTGACGCGCCAACAGTGATGGTAAGAATGCCGGTAAATTGTACCCAGCGCGTATGGCCCTCTAAAAGAGTGACCGCGGTGATGCCCGTGGTGCCCGTGACGTGAACGTACTGTCCAGTGGCCGTCTCCAGGTTCAATGTGGCAGCAGACGCGATGTCGGTGCCATGCGTGTCGCTAAACATCAAATCTTCGGCAGCGGGCGTGATGATCAGAATTGCGCCGCCCGCCAACGTCATCTTAGTAGTGCCGACAACGCCGGCGATCTTCGAGCGACGAACCGTGTCGCGCGTCATCGTTAGAGCGCTGGTGCCGATCGTGCCAAAGCCCTGCTCGACATCGGTTCCTTCAGTCAGCGTGTATGCGACGACGTCGCCAGATGCGTAACCGCCGTCAGCCGGCACGTAAAATGCGCCGCTAGTCGCCGTACCAAACGTCACGGCGCCCGTGCCAATGGTGGCGATAAAGACCTTGCAGCGATTACCAATTTTCTTCATCTAATCCTCGATCGCCGTGTTTAGCCGTTCCATTTCGATAAGTCAATCCTGACTTATTAACTGGCAATAATCTGTGCCACTCGTCGTGGCGGGTTATGAGCGGACGTGTCATCGACAGCATTACCCGCTTCGGCAAAGCTGTTGCGGAATATCGCCTTAACTGTGATCGCGTCTTGCGCATTAGCCGCCTCGACAACGTGAGATGGATAAATCGCAAGCGTAGCGACCGTATCAAGCGCCGTCGCCGCTTCCATCAATCCGTTTGGATCAATATCGAACGAAACTGGCGCATCCATAGCCGCCATAGCGTCCGACATCGCATTGCGAAGAATAGCGAGAGACGCCGTGGTGTCAGTGGCGTTTGCTGCTTCGGACACCGATGTTGGGTGTACCGATCCCGAGCCTGGTGCGTCCTGCGCGGACGCAACTTCAATCACCATGGATGGTGAGATCGCAAGCGTCGCGGATGTTTCGGTCGCCGCTCCATTCTCAGCCACTGTCGATGGCGAGATAGCAAGCGTCGCGCATGTATCCACGGCCGAGGCCGCTTCCGAAATTATGCTCGGATCAATATCGAAAGAGTTTGGATTATCCGAGGCCGAGCCAGCGTCGGTTCGGCCCGAAGGATAGATAGCCAAAGAAGCTGGTGTATCCAGCGCCGCGCCCGCCTCAACAACAGTCGAGGGCGATACGGCAATCGTAGCCGATGTGTCGAGCGCAGCGCCTGCCTCGACTATCGCTGATGGTGAAATAGCAAGTGTTGCCGATGTGTCCATCGCCGCCACGGCTTCAACAGCCGCCATCACATAGGGCGTCGAAGATCCTTCGATTTCCGCGGCGGTTCCCGACTCCGCTACGCTATTTGGATACACAGCGAGAGAAGCTGGCGTATCCTGAGCGGCGCCGGCTTCCGCGACAGTCGAGGGAGACACCGCGATCGTGGCGGAGCTATCAGCGGCGGCGCCGGCTTCCGCGACAGTCGAGGGAGACACCGCGATCGTGGCGCAAATATCTACCGCTGACGCAGCTTCACTGACCCCATTAGGATCGATATCAAAGGAGACTGGCGCATCTAGCGCCACAACAAATTCTACTACCGGCGATGGATAAATTGCCAGAGACGCAACGGTGTCAGCCGTACTGCTCGCCTCTGCAACAGAAGCAGGATGTATTGAAATAGAATCTGTAGCGTTAGTTGCCGCCCCCGCCTCTGTGACCGAGCTGGGGTATACAGCAAGCGACGCCGGAGTGTCAGAGGCCGATCCCGCCTCTACAACCGAGTCATTATAGGTCGCTACCGAGGTCGATACGGGCGTATCGACCGCGCTACCCGCTTCAGCAACGGATACATTATAAGAATTTAATAGAAATTCGCCGACGGAAATTTCGCCGACTGATTCATCACCTATCACGGCGTAGCTCGCAGACTAAGTGCGGCGTCGGTAAGGTGAATGGGGCGGACGAGATATAACGTCATGACGCCCCTATTCCTTATGAGGCAAGCTCTCTGCTTGGGAAGGGTGTTCCCCGCTCGCTTTGCGACGAGCGGGGCATTTCATTACAGACTCAGCGAGTAGCTCACGTTGACCGTGTCGCCGCTCAGAACGGCGCGAGCGCCGCCGCTGAAGACACCGGCCGACAACAGAGTTCCCGCCGTGCTCATCAGCGTCGCAACCGCGCCGGTGCCGTACACGATGAAGCAGCCTTCCAGCGTGCCGTTGCCGGTCATGGTGAACGAGAGGGACGAAGACAGGGCCTTAGCGCCGGCAGATGCGGCACTCCAGGCGGCGATAATGCGCGCCGCGAAGGTCGGAGCATTGGTGCTGCCCGCTTCGGTCCAGCCGGCGTGGCTCGCCATTGTGTCTGTGGCGTTCACGGCAGACCAGGAAACCGAGGAGATCAGGCCCATGTAGGGGCCAACGACGGTATAAGTCGAGCCCTCCAGAGCGGTATCGAGCATGAGGTTCTTGCCGATCGTGCAGACCACATTGTCGATTACTTCTTTCCACTTCAGCTTGCCGTCCTTGCCAAAGCACTCGACGGTGTATTGGCCATGAGCCTCCGCCCGCTCGGCGTGGCCGTGACGACAGTTCATGGAAGCCCCAGAAACCGCGACGGGGTGCAGCTTGTCACTCATTTTCAGTCTTTCTCTCGGTTAGGGCGAAACTTGAGCACTCTAATAGCCCTTGGGTGATGATAAGTCAATACTGACTGTTATCGAAAGCCGGCAACAGTCAGAGAAATGCCGCTCAGCGTGTTATCCCGCGGATTTGGGGCGACAACGCTGAAGATGTCACCTGCCGCGAATGAGGTATCCGATGCCGCCGCGAACGTGCCCGCCGTTCCCGATGCCGCAAATGTCACGGTTCCGAACTGGACGCCGTTCTTTTGCAGGGAAAAGACTGATGTTGCTGTTGCCGCTATTCCGGCCCGCGCCTGGCTTTGAACCAGACCTGCATAGAATGTGACGGCGATCGACATCACCATCTGATTGAGAACTTCGCCACCATCGGGCCGCAAGCTCGACCATGTCGCGATGTCGTATCGGCCGCCGCTATTCAGCTCTACGTCCCAGTAGAGCGGGTTTGCCTCTGGCGCGGCGTTGGTGCTCGGTTGAATGGCGATATAGATGCTGCCTGCTCGGCTGATCGAGTCCCCAATGACGTAGGCCGTGGCGCCGTTCCAAACGCCGCGCCAGTTGGTGCCAGCCGGGGAGCCCTGTAAAACCCAAGCCCCTTCTACTTTCAGCCATAGGATCCAGGGCGCGCCGGGGGAATTTGTTTTTAGAGCGTATTGACCGTCTTCACCCATCGACGGGTCCGGCGTCGAGCCTTCCACGAATAGGAACAGGCCGGCATTCTGAATGTTTGCGATGAATGTCCGAAGAGTTGCCTGCGTCAACGACGGATCGTAACGAAGCCACGACATCTTCAAGATGCGGTAAGCGGTCCCCGCTGCCGTTGAGCCCGCCCAGTTGTCTTTCAGCGTGATTGTGCCGAAGTCTTCACTGACGGAATCTATCACGGCAACCGACGTGCCGATCGCGATCCAATCGCCTTCGATCACATCAACCCACAGCACGCCCGAACCAGGGATCGTCGGGGATCCATTGGTTACGCTAACCGTGCCGGTATTATAGGTGCCGCCGATAGCCATTCGTAGATTTCCTAAAGTTGGGCCATATAATCAGCCTCGTTAAAATAAGTCAACACTCACTTACCGAGTGGTCCAGAATAATTACCTTTTCCATTCGGGTCCGTCGGCCAATTATTGAGCATTTCTTCTGTAGTTGGTAGCTTTGATAAATCCCTCAAAGCCTTGCGATAGGACACCCAATTAGCACGATCTTTGTCGGTTATCGGAAAATCTGAAATTAGATAAACATCAGACCCGCGCAATCTCGCTAAGACGGCGCTCTTAATATCCTCAAGCTTAGGTATTGCGTCCGTCGCCTTTTCGACATCGGTTTTTTCTCTGATCGTACTTGTTGCCAGATCAATCTTAAATCTTTTCGCGTCTATATTCATGGCGGCGCCATGCGATAATTCCAAAGTAACCGTATTGTGCTCTGCGACCTGTGCGGGCGTGTCGGTATTTTCCCAACCAACAATTTCCCCAGTTGAGGGCTCATAGTGAATGTGAATCTGATTCGCGCTCATCGTTTCGCAGCCATTGCCCAAAGAGTTCGGTTAATCATGTTGAAAGCGCCAGAATTGCAATCGCCGTTCCAGTTGATGTTCACCGCAATCGAATCAACGCCACCACTCGCCACATAGGTATAAGCGGTAGAGAGATTGATGCTCGATGGCGTCCCGCCGCCCTGCCCTTGCGCAAGAGCCAGCGTTCCGTTGACCCGTATTTCTGTATAAACTTCAACGCTGGAAGCGCTATATTGAAGCTGACCAAAAAAACCGATCAAAACTGTTATTGATTTCCCCGCAAGTCCAGTGCTGTCAACCGACAGTGTAACCGAGGATATATTTATAGGCGTTGACGCAAAGCCCGTGCCCGTGATCGTTGTTGTCAGAACTTGCGTGAGGGGAACGGTTACTGCGTTGTCACCAATGTTCAGCGATTTGACGGCCAATAAGTCAATAGCGGCATTCGCGGCAGTGATTGAGCCGACGGCCATCTTCGCCGCAGTGACTGATCCGGCGGCGATCGCTGGCGCCGTGATGGTGCCGTCACCGATCATCACGCCAGCCATAACGATTTGAGGCACGCCATTTACGGTAGAGGCCGTAAACATAGGCACAGGCAAACCGCCGCCATTAGCTGTTCCGGTATGAACGCCCGACTGAGTACCGCTCGTGTTAATCGCGGCGCCGCCGAGCGTCGCTGAGATTTGAAATGCTCCCGCGACCAAGCCCGCTGCGATCACATAGTACCAAACACCTGCGACAATTCCCGTTGGCAGCGCGCCGGTCGTTGCGAACTTCACTTGCTGACCCACACTGAAGCCGTGCGCGGGCCAAGAAATCAAACCCGGCGTGGCAATAGAAATCGTCACAGCCGACGACGCGCCATTGATGTGAGCTGGCGAAGCGATCTGAAAATTATCCGCGATGATCGTCATATTCGCGGTCGAGCCGTCATTGTACGCTTGAATGCCCGACATGAAGCCGTTCACATCAAGCGTCACCATCCATTGATCGGCAAGTTTGCCGCCGACAGTCGCTATCGCCGTAGAATTAGTCGAGACATCTGCCGTTAGATCACCAAGGCTCGCGGTGACTGTGATCTCGTAAGCCGCGAGAGCCGACGCCGCATCGGCGCCAACGGTTGCGATCTCTGACGCCTGCGCTGTCAACGTGCCGTTAAGCGTGTCGAAATTTGCGCTTATGATCGACTTCAGTTCGGACTTGTCGATTGCGTTGGCCGCATCTTGCTCCGAAGCCGCGGTCGCGATGATGCCCTGCGTCGCCTCGATCGACGACTGCATCGTGCTTATCTGATTGGTTATGTAATCCGCGAGCTGCGTGTTGAACGCCTCGATGTCCGTTCCGGTACAGGTCACCGCTATCTGCGGGCCGATATTCATGCCCGTCTTACCAAACTGATCGTAGGCGCCGACGCGCACGTAGTAGATGCCAGGCGTTATCTGAACTACGGATGTAGCGGTGTCTGGGCCTTCATAAACCGGAGGAGTGATAAGCGGATCGAACCCGTTCGTTGGCGAAATCCATACGATCGACTTAAAATAATCGTTATCCGCTACGGTCCATTTCACATCGATAGACACATCAACGGAAGTAACGATCGGCGTGACAGCCGCCGGCGAAGGATTAGTGACAGTTGTTGTCGCCGGATCAGACTGCTCGACGCCCAAAAGCGACATAGCGGTGACCGTAAAGGTCAGTGCTCGGCGCGGGCCGCCGTCATTGATGTTATCTTCGAGGCTGTAGGTGTATGTCGTGCCGCTCACAGTTTCGGTGCGCAGCAAATCGTTCGTGTCGGCATCGTACACGCGCACCACATTTTGAAGCGCGTACGCCACTGAATTATCAGGGAAAGTGTTCACCCAGCTAATCGTCGGCGCTGTACCCGTGTAGATGGTCCCGCCGCCCAGAATTTCGAGCGAGCCAGCGGTGGGCGTGTCGGCCGCGGACCAACCATGCACGGTGATCGCGCTCGGCAGATTGATCGATTGCAGACCCGTGTACGAAATCGCCGCGACGTAGAAGACCCAGTCGCCCGGCACGATGTTGAATAAGTCAATACTGAGTGACGCCGTAGTACCAAAGTCAACAGCGCCGCGGGGCGAGTCCGCGGTGATGTGATACTTGGACGCGAGCGCGCCAGCGGGCGCCGTCCAAGACAGAGTAACGCGAGACTGCGGCGCGCCGTTGGTGAAATAATTGCTCTCAACAGCCGTCGCGTTGCTCGGCGGCGCCATCACATTCGGCGGGCGCGTGTAGACGGGCGTGGCCAGCGCCAAGTTCTCTTCGACGCGAGCGTACTTCGTCGGATCATTGAACAACGCGCTGATCTTGAAGATATGCGAGTCTTGTTCCTGCACGGACAAAACTCGATACTGGCGCGGCGTGACATCCGTGCCTTGAATGACCCACATCGTTCCGGCTTCGGGCAATGCCGATAGCGGGTTCGTCAGCGTCAAGATCGTATTGGTATCATCGAAGCTCGTGATCGGCTGCGTCTCGACCGTACCATCGGGCATCATGACGGTGAGCGTGTAGCTTTCGCCATCACCGGGCGCGAACGGCGCATCGATAGTCATGACCGACGTTGACGCGACGGTATCCAATCGGCCGCCAATGCGCGCGCCGCCTGTCTTGCGGGGATCAGCGACCAGAATGATATCGCCCGGCTTGAGCGTTTTGCCGTCTTCAAGAATGTAGCCGCTCCAGGACATCTGAAAATCGACCGTTTCGGTCTCGTGCTCTTCAGTGTCGAGGATCCATTTGCCGAAACGTGTTGCTTGGCCACGGCTCGTGCAGCCCGGCGCAACCACATCAATCTGACGCCAGCCGAAGCGCTGGATCATATCGTCGTTCTGCACCACCTCTACGGTCGGCCTATAGAAGTCCGTGGGATCGTTCCACGACACCATCGCGACTGAGTGCCGCGACTTCATGCCTGTACCGGAATAGTTGAAATGCCCGCCGATGACGTTCGCCGGCGAGAGAGTTGTGATCGCATCCGTCGGCATATCGGCAACGGCGAAGACCTGGCCGAGGGACCAGAAGGCCATGCCGCGGAATGCCGCGCAGACGGTCTGCAAAACTTTGTAGGCTTCTTCGCGCGTGTTGATCACGCCGTTGTAGACGAAGCGCGGCTCCATGATTGGCGAGCCGTCGGGGTTGAAGTAGCCGCTCGGAACCAGCTCGTCGCAATAAGTGGCGATCTGATAGAGGCCCCACTTATCGACAATCGATGGATCGACAAATTCGCCGATGCCCCAACGACTATTCGTTAGGAGCGCGTAAAACACCCATGCCGGATTGTTGTGCCACGCCGTTACAAACGTGCCGTCCCAAACGCCCGTGTAGACGCGCGTGATCGGATCCCAGTTCGACGGGATGTCAGTTTTCAATCCCTTGACGTGATAGCCGCGCTTGGGGATCGACGAGCCGAAATACTCGGCGCTCATCGTCAGCGCCACCAGCGCCGTATTGGGATAGATAAATTGGCCTTGAACGACCTCGGTGTAGCTCTCCCACCAGGTATCGTTTTGCAGATTGATGTCGGTCGTCGAGTCAGCGCATGTTCGCGTGACCCGAATGTTCCAGGGCGCGCCGCCGGCGGGCATTTGAACAAGCGTCTGATACTCGTAGGGGCTCGTGCATTTCTGATTTACGAGCGCAACCGCTTCGGCGAGCACATAATCGCCGCCCGACGGCGCCACTTCGACAATCCACGAAACGCTCGCCGCATTCAGATCGCCCGAACCTGGATCAAGATATGAAAGATTCGGGACGCGAATAACAACCTTGACGGCATTGGTCGTCTCATCCTCGATCGTGCGAATAATCGGGCCGATCGAGAATTTAATCTGTTCCTCAACAGAGGTAGTTGTTTCAGACGATGCGTATCCGTTTAGAACGGCCTGATCGGGCAAGCCCGTGCGCGCGTCCCAGGATACTCCGGGGATCCACACGTCATCGCCGGTGAGCGTCGTTCCCGTCGTAACCGGATCGTACGTGCCTGTATCGGAATTGTAGGTGAATAGGCCGCCGAAGTTGTACGTGCCGTCTGCATTTTGCAGGGGCGTCTCGTTGAAGAAGATCGATTGAGCGCCCGCAACGAGCCCTTCTATTTCCCCCTCACCAAGAAGCTCTACAATGCGCGCAAGCGTGTTCGAGCGCAGCGTATTGGGCGCAACGCTTGCCCCGCCTCCTTTGCTGCCTCCGCCACCTGACCCTGTAACTCTCATTAGCCTTCACCGATGTTTTCGACATCGAAGCCGGCAGAAACCGCTTGCGAGCCACAGATCACTTCGCCAAAAATCAATGAAACGCCTGATCCTTGCTGATCGACGTTGATTGGCCCCGTGAAGGCGAAAGACGAAGTGTTGTCATTGTTGGTGGGCGCTTTAGCGAGAAGCGTCGCTGCGCCCAAAAGCGCAACACTCAGACCCATAAGCGCGATTGTGCCGTAGCTGATACCAGCAGAGCCAAGAATTGCCGTTCCCGGAATTGCCGAACCCATTGCCGAAAGGGGCGCTGCGAGTGTGCCGCCGGAGAAAAAGATGGCCGCTCCGATCAAGGCAATGCCAGCGACGGCCTTTACCGTTCCGCTAGTGCCTTGGCTTTTTGATCCGGCAGCGACCGGAATAATGTGCAACTCGGCATTGCCAATCTTAAAACTATTGATGTATTCCAACTCGATATCGAGTCCATCGTCAGTATCGCCGCGCACAACGCGATACGACCCCTTCTCCATCTCCGCGATGAAGCGTTTTGGGAAGGCGCAATTCAGCGCGCGTATGGCTTCGCCGGCGGTCGCCACATCGAAGCGAAACTTGGGGCCAAATTCTTCTTTAAGATGCCCGTAAAGATAGATGTCGTGCATCATTGGGCGACACCCGTGTATCGAACCCAAAGATCGGCGGCGCGAGCCCAAACGCCCGAAGGCTCCCGGCGCGAATTGCGACCAGGGAGGTGATGCAGAATGAGATTGTGATCCACAAGAATGCCGGCGTGGTTCAGTCGCTTCTTGGGATTTGCTACCGCGTCGCCCAGCTTGATTAGAAAGCCGTCACCGGGCCGCGCCTCCGACCGAGAGATGGTCGTGAAGCCCTGCGTCTTCAGGTGATCGACGTAAAGGTCTTCGCCCTTCTGCCACCAGTTGTCGTCGCGAGGAATTTGCGGCAGCTCGATCGGCGGCAGCGGCCAACCAACTCCCTGATCGGCCATGCCCGAAGATCCAAGCGCAAATGAATCGCGAATTAGCGAATAGCAGTCAAAAATCCCATGAACGAACGGGCGCCCAATCAAAGGCGCCTTCGCGATTTGATCGCCCCAGATAACCGTATGGCCAATAGTCGTCTCATTCAGCATGATGATGACCCACGGCACGTTGGTCGCGAGCTGTTGCTCCATATCGTGCTGTGTCGGGAAGATCGGGCCGTTGGGGTGCGAGTGAATGACCGCCGTAAGCGTGCCCGCCTTCACCGCCTCGTCGTACCGCGGATCGTCGATTGCGAAATCTGTCAGCGGCGTCTTCGCTTTATTTTCGCAAGCGACGTACACGCCGCCGGCGATGAAGCCGCAGCTCTCATTCGGGAATTTTGAGCGCGCGTCTCCCTTCGCCGCTTCAAGAGCAACGGGGCCAAGAAAACTCTTCATGGTCGCTTCGTATTGGATCACTGATGCACCCGCCCGCAGCCTGGGAAGCCGCCGAAGGGGAGTGGATTTGCAGCGCCGAAACGAAGCTGACAGTCAGTCAGCTTGCGACCGCAGGCGTCCTTGTCGATCGTTGTTGGGTTGCCAGTGGAGTCAAAATAGCTGGTGCCCGTGTATGGGCAAGGATTGATCGTCGGATAAATGAACCCATCAAGCGCCGCTCGCGGGTCCGCTGGATTGTAGGCGCGATAGCGTTGCGTGCAGGCGTCGCGAATGACCTGGCGACCTGGGATCATCTTGCCTTCTTGATCGATGGCGGCTGACAGCTCCCACTCAATGAAGATCGGGTTCTCGCTCGTCTTGCGCTCGACCTTGAAAACGTCCGGCCCCATAAACGCGCTCGGGTCTGCTTTCGGCTGACCGTCGAGAAAGCGCTTGAATGTTCGGACACGGCGCACCTCACAACCACATAGGTCGCCATAGGTGTTGACCATCGCCTGTATGACGCTGTTCGTATTGGAGATTTGGATTTTTGGCGTCGGTAGAACGCCGCCGGCGTTGGTGTCGAACTCGCTCAAATGAATATCGACAGCCGTATATTCCTGGCCGCCGAACACGACATTATCCGCGCCCACCTTGCCCTGCGTGAAATAGTTCACGCCGCCGCCGGCGCTGGTCACGTCGATGCGGAAAAGGAAGACGATCTCCCCCGGATTAGGCAGATGAGCAATCGAAGCGAGGGTCATGCCTACTTTTACGAAGCCTTGATTGATAAGTCAATAATGACTTACGCCAATTTAGAAAAGTCCTCTCGCAGCGTCGCCGCGCAGGTATTCGGAGCCTTTCGCGAGCGATCCCAGTCTTTACAGGACCATTTCCGCACGGTGTCGCCGCTCAGTGCATAGTAGAACGGCGTGTCGCCGCCCTGATTCTCGAAGAACGCTTCAATAGCGATCGCCTGATCTAGCCGCAGCACATCCCATTGCAGGGTCACCACTCGCCGCATGTGATTGAGACCGTCGCGGGTCGTTTGCGTATAGCCGTCGCCGAAAGCCGCCTCTTTCAGCTTCAACTCAGGCTTTGTCTTTGTGCCAGGGCTCGGGTCTACGGGCGGCAAAAAGTTATTCAGCACTGAAGACGTTGCCGTCCCTGTGATGATGCCATGCTGGTTACCGCTCGTTTCAATCGCCACTCCGCCCGCCGTCGCGCCTATCTCGAACGCATCGTCTGTTAAGCCCTCAGCCAGAACGTAATAGAGAATGCCGGGCACTACGCCCGTCGGGAGCCAACCCAAAGGCCATTGCGGTGCAAACCATACAGCCTGGTCCGCGCTGAAGCCGTGTGCGGGCCAGCTCACGATAGCCGGCGAAGCGATTGAAATAGTTACGGTTGTCACTTGCTGTTCCTATCGGTAAGTTATTATTTACTTACTTAGCGATTCATGAGCCCGCCGGGCTTCATCTGCGTACGAATAGCCTGCGCGACCATCTGATTTGCCGAGTCTTGAACCGCGCGGCCGACCTTCTCCGCGAGATCCTGATTGTCCTGCGGATGCCCGCCTGTAGCGTTCACCGTCACGTTATTGTTGTGCGTGATGATATGCCCGCCTTTGCCGCCGTACTTCTTAGCGAGCTTGTCGGGCCAGCCGATCTCTTCGCCTTTCTTCGCGATGATCGGCACTTCACTCGAATCGAGGCCAGGGTATCCGCCTGTGTGGAAGCGCGGCGCGCCAACAAAGTTGCTTAGATCCACCATGCGTGTTGCGAGATGACCACCTGCGACGCCGCCTGTGTGCGCGTGACCAATGCCGCCCTGCCCCATCGGAGTGCCGCCCTTAAGCGCTCCGCCGCCCGCCGCCTTCCCTGCGCCACCGCCTGATGTGCCGCCAATGCCCATCATTGGACCCATAAGATTTCCGATGGCGCCGCGGATAGCCATTCGCATCATGTCTTGAATGATTGAGTCGGCCATGCCGCGAAAATCGACCTTCCCCTTCATAGCCATCTTCGCGAGGTTATCGGTGAAGGTGCCCATCCAGCCGGCAGACGCCTGCTGAAAATTCTGGCCAATGTCTGACCAGCTCTTCATTTCCTTGCCGATTGGCGAGTCTGCTACCTGTTTCTGCGCAAGCAGTGCCTTCTCTTCCGCTACTTTCCGCTCAAGCGCGATGCGCTGATCGGCATTCAGGCTTGTATTGCGCAGCAGCTCATCGAGCCGCTTGATTTCCTCGTTGTAAGACTCCTGACGCAAAGCGTCGCCGGTCAACAGGCTCTTCTTGAGCGCGTCGATTTTTTTCTGCTCATCCGCGATCGCATTGCCCGCGGCATTATCGTTGGTGAGCCGGCGGATAGCCTCGTTCTTGGCGATAGCGTCGGTGCGCCCCGCCTTTCGAAGCTCGTCGTTTTCCTTATCGATCTTGGCGTCGTCGGCTGATATGGCGCGCGGCTTCTTCTTAGTACCGTTGTCGAGTCGATACTGAAGATCCGCCTGCTCTTTCTTCAGACGCTCAAGAGTTGCGTCCTGCGCATTGATGATCGACTCGGCCTTCTCGGCGAGCTTGGTTCGCTTTTCGCGCGCACGATCTGCCGCGTCGGCTTTATTGGCCTCATCGGTGATCGTCTTGTAGGCTGCGCTATGTACGTCCTTATCCGAACCGTACTTGCCCTCGGCGATGTTCTTCTGCACCTCCTTCAAGTTCTTATTGAAGGTAGTCAGACTTCCCGCCGCTGCGGCTGACTCGGATCGCAGTTCCTGAATTTTATCGGTTAAAGCGTTATGCGCCTTAGCCTTTTGATATTCCTTCTCGTCGGCCGCGATCTCATCGGCCGTCTTTCTCTCATTTGGATCCAGCTTCGCGTCCAGCTCGCTCTTGTGCTGAAACGTACCGCGATTTTGATCCTTTGTGACGCCTTCACCAGGAGGCGTCGCGCCGCCAAGCACGGACGCCGCGAGATTGTCATTCAGCTTTGTGCCATCGACGTTAAGACGGAACTGGCCCCAGGCACGCGACAGGTCTTGAACAACGCCGAGCATCCCTCGGCCTTTGCTCTGCATTTTGTCGCCCAGCGCAACGTCCATGCCGCCGGCAGCCTCGCGAGCCGTGGTGTTTACATTCTGGTACTGCTTGACCATCGCCTCGATAGGCTTAAGCCCACCGTAGCCGCCGGCTTTCATTTTGGCGTAGATTTTCTCAAGGCCGCTCATGTCGCGCGTCTGCTCGGCAAAAAGCTTTGCCTTGGTGCTTTCGCGCAACGACTCAAGATCGTGATCGAGCTTCGCCTTGCCGTCAGCCTGAGCCTTTAGGTCTTCATAGACACCCTTAAGTTGCTTCAGCCGCTGAATCTTTGCGTCGAGTTCGGCATTATCGAAGATATTGAGCTTCTTGTTGCGGCCCTCTTCGAGGCTATAGATGAACTGAGCAAGCTCGCCATTGGCGCCGGCAAGGTTAGCCTTGCTCTTCTCAATGTTCCCATTGAGCGTGTGCAGCATCTGATCGGCTTTATCGAGCGCATCCTGAAGATTGACGCCCTTTGCGTTTGTCTGCGGGCCAAGCGGCATTGAGCGAAGACGCTCCATGCTCTTCATAATCTCGTTCTGCTGCCGAATGAGATCGGCCTGAATAGCGGCAGACTTAGCGGGATCGGTCAGACCCTTTCCGACAAGGGCCTTTTGATCATTCAGATGTTGCTCAAGATTGTCGTAGTGCCACTGATCGTCAGCGAGCGCGAGCGCGCGGCCCTCCGCCTTGAAATTCGCTTCCAAGACGGACGTGTCGTGATGAGATTTCTTTAGCGCATCGTACTTTTCTGCATACGCCTTATCCCGCGCCTTGCGGTCTTCGTCGTAGCCGCGCTGATGAATCGTGTTCTCATCTTCGATCGCCTCATTAGACAATCGAACGGCGCGATCATTTTGCTGCTTGGTAAATTCAATGCGGCGCTGTTGCAGCGTTTCATAAACGCTATTGGCATTCGCTTCCAGCTTGTCGATTTTTGCTTGCTGATCCGTCATCTTGGAGAACGAAACCATTCCCTCAGATGTGCTTGGATCCACGCCCTGCATACTGCGCATCAATTCGCGCTTCTCGTAGGCAAGCTGCAACTCACGCTCAGCCTGAGTGAGCTTCTGCTCCGCGAGCTTCATCTGCTCTTCGTCGGCAGCGCCGTACTTCTTTACGGCCTCATAGGCATCGTTGACCTTATCTTCGAACAATCCGAAGGCGTATGCTGCCGCAGCCAAAACGGCAACGACCGGCACAATGAACGTGGAGACAAAAGACATAGCCGTGCCGAGAGCCGAAATCGCAATCGTGGCGCCGCGCGCAAGACCAGTAGTTGTTGAAATTCCCACGCCAAGAATGCCGAGCTTCCCGGCCATCATGTCTAATTTATTGAAATTCCACGCAAGCTGCATTGCGTTAAGTTCCATGCGGAACATACGCACGGTTGTTACTAGGCCGCGAAGAGCGGTTCCAAAGGTAAGAAGCGTGCCGATGATCACACGAGCGCCGAACGCGACAGCTAGTACCTCGGCTACTCCGGCTATCTCGCTGCGGAAGCGAACAACCCAATCGAGCACACCACGAATGCCCTGCACAACCGATGACATCGCATTGCCGAATGCCGCGGCAAACACCTTCGCCTGATTGCCCGAAAGAAACTCGTTGAACTCCTTAAGCTGTTTCTTCGTCTCATCGAAGAAGCCGGCCTTGCCCGCTTCCAGCGCCAGGTTCTGAATAATGGTCGTCGTCTGCGACATCAGACCATTGAAGGTCTGCATCATGCGCTTCGCCGAACCGCCGAATGTACGATCCAATTCGCCGTAGAACGCTTCCATCGACGTTTTTGCGTCGAGCGTTCCGGTGGCTACGATTGTGGAGAGCTGTTCGACGGAAACGCCAAGCGCACGCGCCATGATCTCCACGGCGCGGGGAATATCCTGACCCAACTGACGGCGCAGTTCTTTGGTCTGAACTACGCCCTTGCCCGCCATTTCTTGCAGAGCTAAAGCCGCTCGCTTTAGCTGCGACTCAGTGCCGCCGAACGCTGCGACCGTGTCGATGACCGCTTTCAGACTTCCGTTAAGGGGGTCTGTGCCGCTTGCGCGCAATTTAACGAACGTATCGGTGATAGCCTTCACCGAGTACGGCATTTCAAGCGCCATCTGACGAAGCTTGTTGACCTCGCCTGTCGCCTCTTTCATCGGATCCGTAGCCGAAGACATACCGCGCAATAGGTACGTCAGCCGCTCGAACTCAGCATTTACCTTGATGATATCTGCGGCCCAGCCGGTTGTTACCGTGCGAAGATTTTCAAACGCCAGGCGAGCAGCCGCAACGATGACGATAACGTCTCGCATGTGGCCGATAAAACTGCGATGGGCCGGCTCGACGCGCTGAAGCGCTACCGCCGTTTGCCCGACCTTATCGTTGAATTTGTCGATGCTTTCGCCCGCGTGCAATATGCGGGTCGTGAATGTGCCGTCATCCAACTCTAGCTGAATACGTATTCCGGCCATTATCCAATCTTCCCAAGTAACTTCAGGCCCTGAAGGCCAGCTCTATCGATTTGCTCCTCTTGTCTTGCGAGCACTCTGTCGAAATCTACGACGGTGCCCATCTGTGTCCGAAGATCCTCGAATAGCGCTTTCACGCCTTCCGAAGTCTGCGAGCGAATGGCTACATCGGCCACGCGCATATCTTTTTCCGCCGACAGGCGGTCGATGTTCTTGTGCAACATCCAGAAGGTCACTACTGGCGTAGCAAGCAGCTTCTGAGTGTCAGAAAATCCGTAGAACGACATTACCCGCGAGAAAATAAAGCCGAAGTCGATCGCCTTTATTATCCCGCTTGGACTGGGTGTGCCTTCGCGTCCTCGCCGGCCTCCTTCTCGACCGTCTTGGCGCCGTTGTGTTTCATCGCAAATTCGAGCAGCGTATTGAGCTGAATAAGGGTCAGCTTATTGGTGATCTGGACCGTCATTGTCGGGAATGCGCGGCTGAGCATATCGCGCACGACATTCATTTCTGCCTCGGCGTCTACCAGCGTGCCCATATCCTGCACTGCCTTGGTATTGCGCACGAAATCTTCGAGCGTGATCGGCACCAACTTGTGTTCGATGCCGCCCAACTTAACTGTCACGTCGCTATTCGGGACCACTGCGTCCAGGTCCAAATAGTGAGCGCTCTTGCCTGTCGTTTGAGTCATTGTTGTTCCTTGATGCGAAAAGACCGCCGGCTGTTAACCGACGGTCTTATTTACGCGGGTACTAAAGATAAGTCAAGACTGACTTATTAGCTGGCCGAAGGATCGCCAACGATGAACAGTTGGCCGGCATTATTCGGGTCGGGGTAAGCCATGAACTCGCAGTCGAACACCCGCTCTTGGTCGAGCTTGTAGGCGAACTGCATCGCGCCGGGCGTCATGGCCAACGGGATGGTGAAGTCGTCGCTGTGATCGGATGGATCATTCGCGACCGGATGGATCACGAGCACCTGAGCCATATCCAACAGCGAGGTGCCTACGGCATTCGGAACAACGACCTTCTTCTTGGTCGCGTCGGTGCCGCCAGAGAACCCAACGACTGTGACGTTGGCGCCGGTGGCGAAGTTGGCGCTTACAGTCATGGCATTGCCGGCTGTACCGGCGTCATCTGCGGTCAGCGTGACAACCGCACCAGCGACGGTCGCAGTCAACTGATCGATAAGCGGGTTGATGCTCGCATTGATCGCAGCCGCGAGATTCGCGGCGGAGATTTGGTACGTTCCACCGATCGCCACGTCGGTATCGAGAAGCGGCATCGTCTTGTAGGTGAACTTCACGCCGTTGATCGTCACATAGTCGGTCGTCACGGGCACAGCGGTCGCGAGAGTAATCGTCCCGGTCGCCTTGGCGCCACCAGTATTGGTCAGGATGGCGCCCGGCATGATGCGAACCAGATTTTCCAGGGTCGTTTCGGCCAGCGGCACCTTCACTTTGCAGGTACGGCCGGTGATAATTTCGTTGATCGGCGAATTGCCGAACTGATCGACTTCGACGGGCTTGCTTTCGGTGGCCACGGTCACATCGACGCCGCCCTTGGTGTAACCAAGGTCTTCACCGCCGAAGGACACCTGACAGACGCCCATCTTCACATTTTGGGTATTTGAAGCCATGACAGATAAATCCTCGTTGAAAGGCAGAGTCGGTTGATCGACTTGTCTATATTCTAACTCGGCCTAGGGCATAAGTCAAAGCTGACTTATGCTTATCGGCTCTTATGTCGCGCTGGGCGCTTTTTAAGGGCACTTGGCGGGATTACGACCTTGGCATTCACCGTTTTAGGGTGTTTTACCAGATGCGCGTGATGCGGCGCTACGTGGCGAACGTGACGCTTGGCTGCGCCGATCGCCGGCGCACCCAGTATCATCGATAGAAATAGGACCAAAATGGCCTTCTTCATGATAGCACCTGTGACCATCGTTGATACCATTCCTGCCGGCCCGCCCAACCCTCGATCGAGCCTGGGTTGTCCACGGTATGCCCGTCATTGACCAGAGCGCTGACCTGCATGAGGTCATTTGAGTCCGCATAGGGCAGACACTTGCAGACGCACACGAAGTCGCCCACGGCGCACAGAAGGGCCGTATCGGGGGCCAATAGCGCGCCGGGGTTGGCAATCAGATCGATGCCAACATATTGACTCAGTTCGCGATAAAGGCCCTTTCCGGTCGTTTGTAGAAGGCCCTTTCCGCCGTATCGATAGCCGTCGCCGGGCGCGTCATTGCCCATGCGGCCTTCGTAGACTGCGTTGGCGAGCGCCTCGGGGTTGTGCAGTAGACCGGCAAGCTCCTCGTCGCTCTTGGCGCGGAAGCGACTGGGCCATACCTGGCGCAAGCGCTCGGCGCTCGAATAGGACAGATTTTCCTGAAGCTCGCTCGGATTGCCGCCGCCCGTCTCCGCGCTGATCTGCGTCATGAAGTGCAGAATGCGGTTGCGATTGCCTGCCAGGCCGAACTTGGCAAACACGTCATCCGACGTGTCGATGATGCCTTGGAGCAGCTCTACCGGACAGCCCGGCCAGAACTGTTGAATTGGGTCGGTGATATCGAGAGACATTGGGATCCTCGTTGATAAGGCAGTATTGACTTACTTTACCACTTAAACTTGTGGCGGTACAGACACCGTTGTTGGATGCTTCACGAGCGGCGGGTGCGATATCGGCGTTTGCTGGCTCAGTCCGCCACTATTGTATCCGCCATAGCTGCTCATTCCGCCGTAATTACTCTGTCCCATGCCATAGCCGCCGAAGCCGCTGTACGAGCTTCCGCTCATTGCGCCGAGACCCCAGTAGGCGATGACGCTCGCGCTCAAGCCGCTGAAGTAGAGCGACAAAAACGCGCCCATGTGATCGATAAGCTCAGCTTTGCCAGGCATAAAAAGGCCAGCGAAGATCAAGCCTGCGCCGCCGACGATGAACTGGGCGAACGCTATAATGGCCATGCGACGGCGCGTTCGAAGACGCTTAAGCACATAGGCTTCACGAACCTGGTCCTTGGCTAGAACCGCGGCGTCTAATTCTTGTTCTGTGTCGGTGTTTGACATTAGACCGGCATCACATAGTTGGCGTCCATATCGACGGACCACTCAATCCCCTGCCCGTCTAGCCGCGGATAAACGACCGGAAGAATCTTCGGGAAAAGATGATTGACCTGCATTTGCAGATTGTTATCGCCGTCGAAGAACATGCGATTGTAAAAGGTTAGCGCCTTCATTGCGTTCTTTGCCAGCGCGTCTCCCGTAGCCTGATCGGGGGCGCGCACAATGACCTGGACGTTGTGCTTGAAGTAATTCGGCAGATTTGGATCCACCGGCACGCCTATCAGGGGCTCGCGCAGCATAATGCCTTGCTTGCAATCGGCGTTCATTCGATAGACGAAGATGCTTGTGCCGATCGCGCCGAGACTCGCATCTGCCAGAACTTGTGCTAGAAGATCGAGCCTCATACTTGAAGCTCCACTTCTGTCGCCTCAATCATCGATTTCTCAAGCACCGGCTCGGCCGCGTCTACCGCGCGCTGAATAAACTTCGAACCAATTACAATGCCTGGATTTGCAGCCATCTTGGCTAGCGTAATCGGGCCGGGCTTCATGCTTTCGTAATTCTCATGAATCAGCGTCGCGTATTCGTCCACGTCAACGCCGTTCACGGTGCCGCCGGCGACAATGTCGATCGCCAAACGCCCGCGCTGCTCGTAAGTCGTCTCCTGATGGATCGACTCTACGAGATTGCCCTTATCTTCCGGGCATTGCAGTTGCGACTGCGCTACGATCTTATCGGCGCCGCGGTGCATAACTTTACGCGCCGTCGCGGGCACACGCTCCGCGATATTGCGAAGCTTGGTCTTTAGCTGGGGCACGCCCGATATCTTTACTTTTGCGAAGCTCATCGCGCCCAAATCCCAAACGAAACGTCAAAATGATCGATGGCGCCCCACACGTCACGGCGTTCGATGATCTCGGTGACACGAAGGTCAATGCCGCTGATTGTGAACTTATCCTCGGCCTCGATCTGAACGCTTGGCGGGAAAAGAATGCGCGAGCTGGAAACCGTTTCCTCTGCGTTTCCTCGCGTCGCCGAATAGTCGGCGCGCACCGGAGTTGTCTTCACCTTAGTCATCAGCGTCACGATTGCACACGGTACTGTGAGCGGCGCCGCATAGCTCTCTTGCGCATACAGATCGGTGACCTGTCGGCGGCTTAGAACGCCTGTGGTATTAGGCACAAACACTTAGGGCGCTCGCGTGAGAGTGAACCGATAGTCGAGATAGGTCTTTAAAAGCTTGAGCGTTTCAACGCTGATACCCATGTCGAGCGGCCGAACGCCGCTACGAAACATGAACTTGCTCTCGCCAACAGACTCCGCGAGAAGACCTGCGCGCCGTTTGTCGCCAATGGGATCTGGCGAAATAACAGCGTTCGCTTCGACAATCTGCGCCTTCTTTAGAGCTGCCTGAAATTGAATCGGGTAAGCCGAGAACAGCAGTTGCGTCATCACTGGCCACATCTGCGGCGTGATCCGCGCGTGCATATCCTGCAAATAGATGTTCTGCGTATCGACGTATTCTGGCCATCGAATGAGATAGCCAAAGCGCGTTAGCCGATAGTAAGCCTCCGCCATCGCGCCGATTAGCACGTCATCCGACGCAGACTGCCACGCCGGGATGTTGATCACATCGTTTGCGGTCAGCTTCGCCTGAAGTAAAGACTGAAAAGTGTTCGTAAGAAGGACCAGCCGCGCGTTATCGTCTCGCACTTGGTAGGAGTAGTTCACGTAGCTGGTGCCGATCGCCGTCGTCATCTCCAGCTCAATGTTGCGGGCGCCGGCTGGCGTGTTGAAGTTTCCTGTGATCGTGATGTTGGCCTGAGTGGTATATGGGCCGGCGATCGCCGTCGGCCCCGTAATCACGTTGCCGTTTTCATCAGTGACCGTATAGGTGACAGCAGTAGGCGTGACCGGATCGCCGTTGTAATCGACGTAAACGATCTCGACCGCTACCGCAGTACCGACTGGAAACCGATCCATCTAACCCTCGTTAAGCCTTTGGCGTTTCAGGAATCTTCTCGGCCGCCTTAGCGGCCGCTAGAATTGCTTCTCGTTCTGGCGATTGATGACCGAGATGCTTCGCCGGCGGCGCATCCATCACCGTGACGTTTTGGCCATCCGGGCCGATCGCGTTGGACGTTCCGCCCGTCGTTACAAGCCGCGCTTTCGCGTCGATGACAGCCATGCGCGCGGCTTCCTTAGCCAGAGCGTCGGCTGTCGCCTTTTCGCGACTTGCCTTGAGCATCGCTTCCTTGTCTTTGTTGCGAGCGACGAAAGCCGCTTGCGCCTGAACTATCAGCAAAATGAGCTTGTTGATCGAGCGGTCGCGTACTGACCATTTGTCGCCGATTGCTCGAAGGCCATTGATGCCCTCTTTCTGAGCGATGGTCGTTAGTTCATCCTTGGTGTAAATCTTTGTAGGAGCGCGGCCCGCATCGGCCAGGCGATCGCGACGATCCGCGTCGATCTCATCCTGCGTAGCTTTGCGAAGACTTGTCGGCGCTTCACCGACATTTACGCCACCAACCAGGCGCGCGGCGATGCCGCCCTGCGCGATTGCGTTACCCTCTTCGTCTGTGAGGTCGCACGCGACGAGACCGCAAAGAAAATCGATCTGCTTCCGACTGAGAATGTCGTTCGACAAGCCGTTCGAAAAATCGACGCCGCCGAAATTGCCGGTGTAGGTTTCCCATCCCGGTGCTGTGATGCGAATTTTGTTAGCCATGTGCTCTCCAGATGCCTCGTTAAACGAAAGGGGCCGGGTTTATGCCCGGCCCCTTATAAGTCAATACTGACTGATTAGCAAGCTTTAGACGTTGGTGACGCCTTTGAGCCGGGCAACCGACAGCGTGGATTTCAGAGCAGTGCCGACGTACCACTTGACGCGGTAGCGCACGGCATCCTTGGTCTGAATGGTGCCGATCTCTTCGACCGCGATGCCAGCCATGTTGTTGCCGACGATGCCGTGGAAGCCATCGATCTCATTCAGGCGCAGCGCGTAGATGGACGTGGTCGCTGCGTTGGTGCCCTGAGTCTCGGTATTGGAGATCCAGTCGTTCAGGATGACCGGGATGCCGTCGATCGCCGGAACTGGGCGGCCGAAGTTCTCGATCATTACCTCAGTGGCAGTGTTGCCGTTCATCGCGCGGAGCAGCGCTTTGAACGCACGCCATGTGGACCGGCGCATCATGTAACAGTCCGGGCCGCCGGGCAGTGTGACAAGGTCACGCAGCTCGTCGATCATGGACAGCGTCACGGAGGCGCCGTTCGCGCCGGCGATGAGGGTCATCGACGGATCGGTCAGAACCGCGAGGCCGTCGAAGGACTTGCTGTTCGCCTGGTTGTCGCCGTTGATCAGAGCGCGACGGAAGGTGAAGCCCAGCGCCTTGGCCTTGGCAGCGAGCTGAATCGCGAGCTGGCTGTTGTGGTCGGACTGGGTGGTGATCAGGAACTTGTCGAGGTCAACGTCGCCAGCCAAGATGCGGAGCTGGGTCGAGACTTCGGTGAAGGTCGCGCCGCCTTCGTTGACCGTATCGTACGGGTCAAGGAAGTCGCCTTCGGTCAGCGTGTTCTCACGATTGTAGAGATACGCTTTGCCGTTGATCGGCATGAAAGGGATGAGGGCGAAAAGGTCATCGCGATGGATGATCTCTTCGATCACGCCACGCTCCAGCACTTCAAGCGAGAGTTTGGCGGCTTCTACTGCGAGCAAAGGCATATTCGTGAAACTCCTAGAAGTGGGTCGCCGGGGCGATAAGTCAGCGTTGACTTACCAATATAATACCCCGGCGGCGCACATTTGCAAAGGAAAAAATAAATCATTACTGACTTACTCTATCCGACGTTGATTTACTTGGCTTTCTTGAGCGCTCCGGCATTCAACGCGGCCTGAATACGCTCACGGCCAGATACTTCTCCGGTCGTCGCGTGGGAAGTTTCCTTCACCGGGATGCCGCTCACGGTCGTCGAACGGGCACCCGGCTTCAGCTTGGACTTGTAAAGCTGATCCTTGTCAGACGCCGAATCTACCAATTTTTTGATCGACTCCTCGAAACCGAGCGCCTCGCCGGAGCTGTTGACCAACTTGGTGCGCCCTTCGGCGCCTTTGGGCTTGTCATAGGCCACAACATTGCCATTCTCGATGTCGAAGTGATCGCCGTAAATCTGTCGGGCACGCGGCGCCGGCAGCACCAATTCATCGGCGATGAACTTGGACGTATTGAATGAAGCACCGACGGTCAGATCGTTGATTGTCTTGGTCGCCGCATCGAGCGCGGACTTATTGGCCTTGATCTGCGTTTGCGCCTCGGCCTGCTCCTTCTTGTGCTCATCGGCCATCATTTTCTTCAACCGATCGAACTCGCCGGCCTCTTCGAGACGCTTTTTCTCGGCGGCATCCTTATCCGCGGCGGCCTTATTGGCCGCGTCGAGCATCTCCTTTGCCTTTGCCGGGTCGATGCCCTCGAAAGCCTTCAGCTTCTCTTCCAAGGCCGCCTTTTCGGCGTTTGTTGTTTTCACCTTCTCCTTGTTCTTCATGAC